GACAAAGCCTTCATGGATCTAGAAAGCCACAATGCTCAACTTGCGGAAACAAAGGCCCGAACTGAGGGCCAATTGATCCAAAATCAGCTCTACGCCTCGGAGCTGGCCAGGAAAAACCAAACACCTAATCCACCTCTACCAGAAGCCACTACTCCCCCGACTGGTGGTTTCGAATATGTACCCCATGAGATCACTTCAGGAGATCAACGGGATCCGTCCACAGCAGCGGGGCATCAGCCAGCATGGACAAGCTACAAGATCACTCCCGGCCTCAATATCGACCTGCCGGGACAAAAAATGTCGGAGTCTTTGGAATCTCTCGGGATTCTTCAGGCGCCTGCATCAGCGCTAATGATGGGTGTTCATGGCACTAAAAAGGCCATTGATAACTGGCGCTATCCCCCACTTCCCAAGCAAAAACTGCCTAACGGTTATGTCTGGGATTGGGACCCAAAAAACCGGGTTTATCGAGCTGCTAAAGTCGATATGCGTTATGAGCCTGGTCCAATCTTTCGTCAAACTTTCCCAAGGAGATAATCATGCGGTTTCGCCGTCGCGGTTCTTATCGTCGTGTTCGTCGCGTATTTAGTCGCGGTCGTCGGTCTACTGGTCGGCGTCTGCTTCGTGCCGGGTATCGGATGTGAAAATGCTCTGCACTAAGCCCTTTCGAAAAGATGGGCTTGAATTCGGGTGCGGACAATGCCTTGCATGTCGCATTAACCGTGCCCGACTTTGGACAGGGAGGATCGTTTTAGAGTCATTTTGTCATGAGTCAAATTGTTTTGTTACGTTGACCTATGATGACGAACACTTGCCTCTTAACGGTTCTCTAGTCAAAGAGCATCCACAATTGTTCCTAAAGCGGCTCCGTAAACGTGTATCTCCCCAATTAATTCGCTTCTATCTCTGCGGTGAATACGGGGAAAAAACACAAAGGCCACACTACCATATGATTATTTTCGGTATTGGCCCGGAGTATGAGGCGATTATTCAGGAGTGCTGGGATCATGGCTTTGTTCATTGTGGGACTGTTGATCATCGTTCAGCCGCTTATGTGGCAGGCTACGTCCACAAAGGACTTAAAGCAAACCATCCAGATCTTCGTGGGCGGTACCCCGAATATTCCCGCATGTCCCTACGACCAGCAATTGGAAAACGCGGAACGGATAACATCTGTGAAGCCCATTCCATGACGGATGAGGATGAGCCCCCAAGAGTGTTCCGAGTAGGCGGAACTGATTACCCGCTCGGACGTTATCTTTCTAATTATGTAAGGACGATATTTGGTTATGAGTCCCCTAAGGAGAGACACAAGGCAAACACCTACATAACGCAGTTCAAACGGATCGAGGAATTAGGATCTGTTGCAAAATTCGTAGACGAGCAGCAATCTAAGCGGACTGCTTCCGATCACAGATCACAAGCCCGTCAGCGATTCAATCGGACACTTCGAACACTTTGAAAGGTCATCATGAAACGAAATAAATTCTCTCTCTCCAATTACAAGCTGCTCACCTGCGATATGGGGGAACTTGTACCAGTAGGAGTGACTGAGGTTCTCCCGGGAGACACAATTCAGCACTCAACTTCCCTACTTCTGAGGGTTTCTCCTCTGATGGCACCTGTCATGCATCCTGTAGCGGTCCGCGTGCACCATTGGTTCGTGCCTTACCGTATTCTCTGGGATGATTTCGAGGACTTCATTACCGGAGGCCCTGACGGAAACAATCAGTCGATCTTCCCTCAAGTGGATCTCGGAGCCGGGATTACTGAGGGTTCTCTCGGGGATTACTTTGGTATTCCTATCGGTGCTCCTGGCAAGGTTTCTGCTCTGCCTTACCGTGCTTATTCCATGATCTGGAACGAGTTTTACCGGGACCAGGACTTGCAAGCTGAGCTGGAAATTTCTACGGAGTCTGGCCTTGACGCTATCACTAACCAGCAAATGCAACACGTCGCCTGGGAGAAGGATTATTTCACTTCCGCCCGGCCCTGGACCCAAAAAGGCCCTGATGTTGTTCTGCCTCTTGGCACTAATGCTCCTGTGAAAGGGATTGGACTAAATGCTAACCACGCCTTCCAAGCCGGCGCCGAAACGTGGCGTGAAACCGGCGGATCAACTTGGACTCAGCCTTCCAAGCGAGTCACCTCCGCCGATGCTGCAAACATTTTCGCCATCAAAGAGGACCCGGATCGTGTCGGCTTCCCTGGGATATTCGCTGACCTCACAGAAGCCGCTGCCGCAAACGTCAACGACCTACGCTTGGCGATGGCTCTGCAACGCTATCAAGAAGCTAGAGCCCGTTGGGGTAGTCGTTATACTGAGTACCTTCGCTATCTCGGAGTTCGTAGTTCTGATGCTCGCTTACAGCGCCCTGAGTACTTAGGCGGTGGAAAGCAGATCATTCAGTTCTCTGAAGTTCTCCAGACTGCTAACACCACGGATGGGGATGATACTGAGGGCGTTGGCAACCTCCGCGGTCATGGCATTTCAGCAATGCGCTCTAACCGCTACCGTCGCTTCTTCGAAGAACATGGTGTAGTTATTTCTCTCCTCTCTGTTCGTCCAAAAACCATGTATTCCCAGGGCATTCATAGATCGTGGATGCGTCGCACCAAAGAAGATTTCTTCCAGCGGGAACTTCAACATATTGGCCAGCAGGAGATTTATAACGCTGAAGTCTACGCAGCAGCAGCCGAGCCTACCGGCGTTTTCGGCTATCAGGACAGATACGACGAGTATCGTCGGGCAGAGTCCACTATCTCCGGTGAATTCCGTTCCCTGCTTGACTTCTGGCACTATGGCCGAGTGTTCGCTAATGAGCCTGTTCTTAATGGCGACTTCATCAAATCGGTGCCTACCAAACGGACAAACGCAGTCCAGACGAATGACGTGCTGTGGATCATGGCTAACCATTCCATCCAGGCGCGTCGGATGATTGCGAAGTCCGGTTCTTCCTTCATCAAATAATTTTATGGAAAGGAGCTAATCATGCTCACTCATGACGGCAAAGAACTGCTTGACCAGACTCCTGTCGCTATCCCTGTTGGCTTCAAAAAGCCGGAGTCCCTGCAAGACCAGATCCGGCGGTTGATTCGCATGGAGCAATACCAGGCGCTTGTAAATTCGGGTGAAGCTGAGTCGCTGGAGGAGTCGGATGACTTCGACATTGACGAGGACATGCCCGACTTTTCTTCGCCCTGGGAACTGCAAGCGGATGAGATGTACCGCGAGGCCCTACAAGCCGCGCAAGAAACTTCTGAAGGGGGTGACAAGGAGCAACCCCCGATCGTCGATTCTGAGCCCTCCCAAGGCCCTTCCTGACCTACGCAGGGCCGCTACTTATCCACGGCCCGGGAAACTTTATCTCCCGGGCGGTGGGTAAGTAGGGATCTCGGCCCGGACCATAGGCACCTAGCACTGTATATACTTGATACATACTGTGCTAGGTGACACCAACCAACCCAAAGGAGTCTCGAACATGGCACGGACACGGACCAGACAAAGGTCTAGATCTTCTTTAAAAACAAGGTTTTCTGACGCTGTGAGGGTAGATCGACCATTCAGGTCGATTTCCAGCTACAGGCCACGCGAATTAACTTACTCTTTCGCTAGTTCTTCCCCTGCTGAACTGTGGCCGATTGGTCCCGAGCAAGGGACCACGACAGCCGGAGATTTTGCCCCGCCAAGCAGGCGGGCAAGAATCATTCCAGCGTCAAAACCTCGGACCAAACTCCAGGCCAAGGCCATAAAACTATTGAATACCCGGCCTGTGGTTTGTACCGCTACACTTGCACGTAAGGAAAGGCGAGAAGTTCTCCACGCCTTCCAAATTGCAGGTAAGCGGGTCTCTCACGGTACCGGGCGTAAACTGACCGGTACATGCTACGCCAGGAGCTAACATGGGCTTTCTAGGTAATCTCGTATCATCTGTCATCGGTAACGTCATCGGCGGCAAGCAAGCAAAGAGCCAAGCTGAGGACGAACGGGACGCTCAAAGGGAGTTTGCACAACATGGAATTCGGTGGAAAGTCGCGGATGCCAAAGCAGCAGGGGTGCATCCTCTGTACGCTCTGGGAGCAAACACGCCAAGTTATACGCCGATGGCGATACAGGACTCAGGCTGGTCAAATTTCGGCCAGGACATTAGCCGAGCCATCACAGCGACCCAAACGGAGAAGGAGCGCAAAGAAGATGCCTTGAGGCAGCAAAAGTACCATCAAGACAAAGCCTTCATGGATCTAGAAAGCCACAATGCTCAACTTGCGGAAACAAAGGCCCGAACTGAGGGCCAATTGATCCAAAATCAGCTCTACGCCTCGGAGCTGGCCAGGAAAAACCAAA